ATAGTAGTTAATGTAATCGTTCCTAAGTCGCGGAAGTTGATTACAGATAACAGTGGATGGTCGCTAGTTAGGTCATCGTAAATACGCTCTTCAATTGTATATGGGAGAACAATTTCATCTTGGAAACCGTCAGATACAACAACATTAAAGAATTTAGTTTCTTCTGCAGTCATTACATCTACGCCACGGTTAGATAGAATAACTTGATCTAATGTGTTGTTAGTAACTTCATTTGAAATTTGAGTCGTTAAAGAATTCACTAATGCATCTTGCATGTTTACCCAAGCTGTTTCAACTTGCTCTGGTGTTGATTCTTCATTTTTTACAACGTTAGCGTAATTCAATTTCGCTTCTTCGTAAGCTTCAGTGTGATTGTTTAATTTAATAACCATTTATGATTACCTCCAAATTTTGTATTAAAAAAGGAACCCTTTACGCTTGTTAGTCGGTTGTACCGGCTCTGGCGTTGGTTCCTGTTTTTGTTGATTTTTTAATTGTTGAATTTCATTTTGCAAGTTAGCATTCTGCGCTTTTAAATTCGATAATTCCTCTTTTGAGTTGTCCTCCACAGTTGTTGAGGTAGCAGAAGTAGCAAAGCCAATTTCAATAGCTTTAGACGCGCCAAACCATGTTTCAGCATCTACCTTTTTTCGAACTTCTTTTCGCTCTACAGTTGCTTTTGTCATGTAAATATCGATGATACCTTCTTCAAGCTCTTCTAATAAATCAGCTTCACTACGGAAATCACCTTTAGCACCCCAGACACCACTAGAAGCCTCATGAATCATTATCATGGCACCAAGGCCCATAATTAACTCATCCGCTGCCATAGCGATTACTGATGCTGCTGAACATGCCCAGCCATCAACATGAATTGTGATTTTAGCACCTGTTTCATTTTTGTAGTTCATTAAACGATTATAAATTGCAATACCGTCAAATGCGCTACCACCTGGAGAATTTAAACGAATAACAAGATTGTTTGTACCTGCTTCTTTCAATGCATTATCTACATCAATTGCAGATGTCCATTTCTCATTCCACCATGACTCACCAATAACACCGTAAATTGTGATTTCAGAAGTTTTCGCTTCTTCATCATGTTTCACTGCAAAATTATGTGGTACATTTTTCAATTCATCATCGAATTGACTATTTTTATAATTAAATAATCGTTTTACTCTCACTGATTTTCACCCCCTTTCGATGCAGCATCCACAGTTTGATAGTTCTTTGTGATAACGTACTTATCAAGCTCTGGATCATCAACACGTTCATCACCAAATTTTTCGCGCACTTCATTTCGTGTATAAGCTCCTGACGCAACCAATTTATCCACCGCCTCTGCATTTTCTGTTACAGATTTCACTTGAATACCAAAAACCTCAATTCTTTTGCCTGATTGATACTCTTTTTTCTCTAGTAGTTTTGCATTTAATTCATCACTAATTTTCTTGAGCAATGGATTGTACGTAAATTTGATATATGCTTTTAAAGCAGTTTCATAATCTGATAATGATCCATGTACAATCGCTGGTGGAATACCTAATAACTCCGCCACATAATCAATAGCTTTATCAAGAACTTTAGTAATGTCGTCAATTGAACGGCCACCATTTGAACCATCTGTAATCTCGTCATATTCAAAGCCTTTCAATTTTGGTACAATAGCAAATGCATTTTTGCGAAACGCACTAAACATCCTATCGATGAAACTTTGTAGCTTGCCTAAATTTTCTTCATCGAGTTTTTGAGTTGTATCCATTCCAGCTGTAGCACGAACTTGGTTAGCAAACATACTTGTCTCAACCATCCGACTGAATAGCTGTGTAAAATCCTGAAACATGCCATTCATAAAGCGTGATAACTTTTCGTTGTTATAAGTTAAATAAATCACTTCATCCATACTGAAGGTTCGCATGAAGTTGAATTCTTTCACTGTTACATTTTTAAATGTATCTGGGTAAACTGCACGTTCTTCTCGAATGAAGCTGTCAGCGATAAGTAAATCATTCGAATCACTTACCACGATTAAAACTTCTCGTTCATGAATTAATTTATAAACAGCATCTTGCCAAAAATCCGAAGCGCTTGAATCTGTATTCGGACGAATATTTAATAAATAATCCCAATCATCACGGATCCTTTTCTTGTCTTGCATAATGCGGAAATCAGATTGTGCAACGGTTCGAGCGATAAAGTTAATACAAATCTCTAGCGCTAATTGCTTTAAATACGCTCTTTCTTCAACTCCATAACCGAATATTTCGTCTTCCACAGAGAAAGAGGAAGGTATGTCTTTATTCCGTTGAAAAATACTTCCTAACCAACTCACTTTTCACACCCCCTCTCTAAGCTAAAAATTAAGTATTTCTAACGCATCTAAAGTTTCGCTAACATCTGTATCATCTAAGTCCCTTGAAGCCCATACAGAGTACAAGAACATCATAAAACCATCTGTTTTACGTTTAACCGCTTCTTTCTTGCGATATAGTTTGTTACCTTTCGAATCAATCACGACCAGGACGTTATTTGCGTACCAACGCATAATTGGATTGTCGCCCCAAATAATACGGCGTTCATCAAATGCCAATTCGATTTTAGGTGCTAATAAAGCACTAGCTGCATCTGGATTACGAATAACTTCAACTTCAAATCCTTCAATTTCAAATAATGGCCTCAATATTTCCATTCGGAAATTGTCTCCAATGATTTTCTTGATATTCCATCCTTCAGAACGCTTATCAACAAACCATTTAACAACAACATGGGGATCCATCGATTCTTTGTCCAACACCTTTAATAATCCTTGCTCTTCCCAATCTCTAATAGGCGCAAATTTACGATGATCTTTTTTATTGTTGCCCTCTGCTTTTGGCTTGCTATATGCGTAATGTTTATCAGCAAACGGCTTACAAACATATGAATAAGTCAATTCTTTTGGTGTAATAAAGGCTTCATTCTTTAGAAATGTTAATCCGCATGCTACGAAATCTCGTATGGAAGCATAGTCTACAGAACCAATACACTCTCTATTTTTCAATTGAGATAAATCATATTCTTGATTAGTTGCTACAATTTTTTCCCATGATGCAACTGATTTTTCTAAATCTACTTTTGGTAGATTCATGCGTTTTGTAATGAAGTTTTCATATCCTGATGTATCATTTTCAAGTTTCTTGTATTGCTTCAGCACTTTCTTAAACAGTGTTTTTGCATAGCTGCTTAATGGTGGATGAAACTGTGGATTCGCTTTTTGCCACATATCTGTGTTGTGCATTTCTTCTTCATCGTCAATACAGCATATAAACGGAAAAAGTGAATCTTCTTTTACCGATACTTCACGGTTTAAAATTCGCATCGCACGTTCTTTCAATCTATCAATGAAACCGTCACGCACAAATCCATCAGTTCCAATAAAAAATTCCCGACTGTCTCGTACTTTACCGAGACCACCGGAGAATACATCTACTACATCGTTATTTTCGTATTCATGCACTTCGTCATAAATTACACAACCATCACGCAAACCATCTTTCGTACTTGCGTTTGAAGTATGAAATTGGAAGATAGCTTTTGTATCTACTGATTCAATAACAGCTTTTTGGTGTTTGAAATACGACTTTAAATCATCATTCATATCAATTGCATTATAAACTTCAGTAAATGAAGTCTTAGCTTGTTTTTCACTGTTGGCCACAATTGACACATTATAAAATTCGATACCATGTAATTCACTAATCAAATAGTTAACTAACGCTGAAATGAAACCGTTCTTACCAGCTCCGCGTGCCATGTAAATCAAAAATTCATCAAATACTAAATCATCTGTATCCTTATAACGTAAGAAAATAAAACAAGTGATAAATGTTTGAAATGGCTCTAATTTGAAATACCACTTTTCAGCGAATTGTATAAATTGCTCAATATGCTTGCAATCAAAATAAACGTCATCCATTGTCAGGATATCTGCTTCTAGCCACTCGATAAGTAATACGCGTTCTTTGTTTAATATGATGTCGCCATTGCGCCACATCGAAATATAATCTTCTACGTAGCTATAACTAATCAAATTAAACTACCACGCTTTTGTTTGCCTTCCACAGTTGAAGGGGTAGCAGGAGCAGGCATTGTTTTTAATTTGAATTTGATTGATTTTTCCAATGCTATTTTTTGAGCGTTGATTTTCATCTTCTCATTCATAATTGGATGACTTTTTATATACTTTTGTGAGCCGTTTTCAATAACAATACTTACTCCATCACGATTAATCACCTTATCACATTCTGCATCTAATTCATGCAAGCGAATTAAATCATTAACTTTCTTTACTTCTAGCAAATCTTCAGTATCGATACGTGCTAATAATTGTTTTCTTAATTCCTCAAATCTTTCTTTTCCCATGTAACCCCTCCCCCCTCTCACCCCTAATGTGAAGGATTTATTTTTCATATATTTTCAGACAGTCGAGCCCATCACCGGTGCCCAGGTTTTAAGAAATCCCAAAACTTTTTGACCCGGGGGGTATTACCATTTCTCATCATCTCGCCACTTATTTGGTTTACTAAATACTCGACCATGTATGCGGTTATGGCAATCAACACAAAGTGTTTCGAGATTGTTTATGTCGAGTGCTAAGTCTGGATGATCTTCTAGCTCTTTGATGTGATGGACCACAAGTTGAATCTTCTTTCGAGTGCCATCATTGTTTAATTGGTTTGCGTCATCGATTCGAACAAGACCATTGCGTTTACATTCCTGGCATTCATTGTTATCACGTTTCTTTACTTCAGCACGCATTTGTTTCCAATCACCACTGTCGTAGAACTTTCGCTTTTGTTCGAGTGATTTGTATTCTTGCATGATGTTAGTCGCTGCCTTCTGGATGTGTTGGTGCTTCTTTATCATTCATTGCATATTGTTCACTACACTTCTCACATTCACGTCTGATAACTTTTGAATCTGAATAGAAGTCAACGAACTCGGTTGAACCACAATCACATTGCCATGCATTATCAATTTCATCCAACTCATCAGCCAATGCTTCAACATGCTTTGCGATTGCTCGTAGCTTTAATTGCATTTTGTTCGTGTCCATATCAACTGAAATGGATAATGATTTACTTGGCTTTTTATTTTGTCTTTTACGCAATTCTGTATAAGTTGGCAGCCAATGATATTCAGCTATTGTAACTTCTTTAACGTTCACTAAACCATTACACTCAACGCAGCGAGCACCATCTGTAGCCTTAAACATTCGATGGTTCATATCATCCATACAATAATTAGCTAAGTATTTCTTAGGCGTTACTGATTTATCAGGTCTAATAGTTAAACTTGGTTTATCCATTGTTCATCCCTCTTTCTTTACAAAGTTGTATTCTTTTCTAACCTTGCGTAATCCTACTGTGTAAAATATAGCAGTGCTAATTATCCCAATGCATAACCCTAGCGAACCAGATAATAGTGATATAAAGATTGTCATTCACTTGCCCTCCACAATTCATAGTTCTACTTGCAAAGTCCATTCGATACATCCATCGGACTTTAAGGCATAATAAAATTCCACGCTCATAATGAGTGTGACTTTCAAAATTATTTATTTGAATTTAAAT